TCGCGGTATCGACGCCGGTGTTTTCCGGGGAAGCCGGGAAGACCTTCACCAACTGTTCACCGGTATTCCCGCTGGTGACACCGACATTAGGGAGCTTGAGGCAATGCGTATTCAAAGCGCGGTCAATGAGTCCAAGACTTTTGAGGCCGAACCATTTTTCCGTATCCAGGACCGCACCCTGTGGGAGGTGCACAAGATGTTGCGCCTAACCCTGCAACTACAGGGTGTGGACGTCGATAAGTTCATTCAGGACGAAATCGACATTGACAATGGCCGTAAATCACGGCCAGCAAAGTAAGAGGAGAAAACCATGAAAGAGCTGGGTAAACTTATTACCCCGTGGTATATCCGCAAGGTATGCTACGCGGCTGCATCAATCTTTGGCCTTGTCCTAGTGGCCTTTGGCATCGTGGACCCGGCTACCATCGACCGGCTGGGTGGGGAACTAGCCCCGCTGGTGTCCATCATCGTGGCCGCTGTGGGTGGCATGGCCGCTGTGCGCACCAACAAGGACAGTGACGATCGCCGCCCTGTTGTGGACATTGAAACGGTCATTGACTTGATCAATGAATCCACCCACACCGGCGGTGGCCGTCACACTCTCACCGACGATGACGGCACCCTGACACCTGCCCCACGGCGTCACCACACCGTACCTAGTGCGGTGGACATTCTGCGTGACATGGCCGCAATGAGCAGCTAAAAGGAAGGAGGGGCTTGATCATGCCCCTTATTTCTGATGGGATCATCGTTGCACTGATTGGCTGTGTCTCCGCTGTGTGCGGCGGGGTGGTCACACTTGTCTCTGCAACATTCAAAGCTCATGCGGATAGAGCAGAACGCGAGGCCGAACGGTCAAAGCGCGATGCTGAATACGCAGAGCACAAGCTAGATAGAGCAGAGCGCGCAACCTCCCTGTTACTTGAGCAGCAACAGGCCCAAATCGACCAGCTGAACACGCGGCTCACTCAGCAGTGGGCCACAATTGAGAAGCTGCAAGAAGAGGCTGAGATCAATGGTAGTGTGCGCGTGGCACTCAGGGACGTGCTGATAGCTTTTCCCGATCCACCCGGTCCACCGTCCATATCCCCCATTGCAGCAGCGGCTGTGCAGTGGGAACACCCGTCACAGTGACGTAACTGTACTGTGATAAAGTAAGCATGTCCCTTTCAGGTACAGGGACGGCGGGAAAGTTAAAGACCCCCTCACCATGGAACTAAGTTCTACGGTGAGGGGGTCTTTTCGTGTTTGGTGCTGACTATGTTACCACAGTTTGTATTTGGTCATAATCAGCCGCATAAACAGCGCGGCCTCACGCGCCCCACTCTGCTTGCCGCTGGTGGCAAGGTGGTGAATGAGCAGCGCGGCGGCTTCATCTAGCGATTCATTGTTGTCTGTCCCGATCACGGCCCACTGAATCAAATCCACTTGGTGAGTAGGTGTAAGACGGCTAAGTAGCTCGCTGTCTTTGATTGTGGTGGCGTGAATGTGACTAGCCCCGGTGGACTCACTGGGTGCCGCATAAGAGCTAGCCAGCCGGTCGATGTACCACAAGGCTTTGTGAGCGTCCTGGCTAGCAGCGTCTTTCCGACCCAGACGCCACAAATACTTGATCGCATTGCCGCGCAAAAAGCCAAGGCGGCTAGTGACATCGACACACTCAAGATCACCAAAGACCGGGTGCGTTTTGTAGTGGCTGGGATTGATCGCATCGCTGGTCACCTTCCCGTGCTCCCAAATCCTTTAGCCCCGCGTGGCACCTCCGCAAGCAGACTATTCTGCTTTGGCACGGCGTCGGTCACCTCAAAGTGCACCGGCTTGATGCAGGGCACCACCACCAATTGAGCAATGCGGCTACCGGTGGAGATGGTGACCGTTTCCTCAGTGGGATTGTGCAGGATTACCTTGACCTGGCCAGAGTAGCCGGGGTCAATGATCCCCGGCGCATTGAGGACGGTCACGCCCTTTTCAGCTGCCAGTCCACTACGAGGGCACACAAGCCCCACGTGGTTGGCTGGAATGGTGACCTTCCACCCAGTTTCGACAAGCACGTGATCATGGGGGAAGATCATGATGTCATTCTCAGCGCATCGCAAGTCAAGCCCCACATCGTCGCTGTGGGTGTGGTGAAGGGCGGGAACAATGCCGTCCGAGGAACGGCTAGCGTCCACCACGACGGTGGGGTAGTTGTTGCTGGTCATGTCGCTTACAGCCACCCTTGCTGTTTAGCGGCGGCCATGGCTGCTTGCAGCTGTTCATCAGTGGGGTCTGCCAAGACCACGGGTGCGGATTGCCCCTTCTTTGCACGGGCTTGATCCCGAAAGATCACACCCACAGTGAAGGGGCGACCACTGTCGAAGTTAGAGGTCAAGCTGTTGACGATGAAGCGCTGGAAAATCAGGGAGTCATTGCGTACAGCCCCGGCGTTGGGGCCATCAAGGACCACCCACGATGCTTGCACGGCTTCACTTTCCCCATACTGCGTGGTGATCATCTGCCGTACTTTCTGTGCTTTGACCAGGACACACGCGCCTTCATCGTCGGTCAGCTTGTGACCGCTGCCTGTGGTGGTGCCGGTTGCGAACATGTCAGCCGGGTTGCCGATGACACCACTAGGGGTGGCCATGCCGTTGTTGGCAGGCGGCGGGGTCTGTGACTGTGAAGCAGCGGGGGTTTGCGGTTGAACCGGTGCCTGTGCAGGGGGCTGTTGGTTCAACAGGGGGTTGTTGGGGTCGGTAGCTGGGTTGTAGCCCGGCTGTGCAGCTGGTGCTGCTGACTGTTGGAATCCCTGCTGGTACGGATTGGTCATGAGAAAAGCCCCTTTCGGTGGCGATTGGTCTTCACCATCTCGCTAACCAAAGGGGCTTGATCCCAGAGTCACGTATTCACATGCGTTGTAAGGAGAGAAAAGCGGAACTAGCTTTGATAGCGGGAAAGGTGAAGTGAAGTTGAAAGGTGAAGGTAACCGGTCCATGTTCCTTTGCCGGATACGTTCACCATTATCACTCTGGCACGTTCCCGTGTCAAGCTACTGGTTGAATGAGGACATTTTAGCTAGCCCCAATTGGGTGTGTTCATCAGTCCACATATCCTGATTAGCCCCCCACACAGCGGATAGTTCATCTTGATTTTGGCACTGCTCAATCAGTTGTGCAAGCGACTTAACGGGGCGGGGAATCTCATGGATACGGGGTATTTTGGTCCCTGCCTTTTCGTACACTTCACGGGTGGCAGCGGCCAAAGCCAACACGCGGCGGCCTTCCTCAAGATCGTAGGTGACCAGCTCACAGTGCCCGGGGCGGTCGGACGGAATATGAGCTATGATTCCGAACACATTACCCACAGCCGGGGGTGCTTCCCAACCGCTCCCATCGACCTTGAGCATGGCATCAGCATCTGCGTAGCACGCCATTTGAGCGGCGAAACTAGCATAGCTGTAGCGCAAGTCTTTGGACGTCTTCTTATCCCCAATAACCCGGGTACCATCTGCCAGCTCCCATACATTATCGAAAGTGCCCACCCATCCAAGTTCCTTGTTCCACACAACGCGCTCTACCAGGTCTGGGAGAATGGTAATCCCAGCCTCACTCAGGGCGTTGAAATAGGCATCAGCGAAGGGACGGAATATAGGGGGCACATCGTCAATGTGACGAAAACCCGTTTCCACAGCCTCAATCCAGGCGTGAATTGCGGTGCCTTTTTCGACGGCATCTTTAGCACCTGCGATGGTTTGCGCTTCATCAGCCACCGTATCCAGGTCTTTGGACACGTCACGTGGTTCACCCAAAAGGTCCACGTTCTCTAGCAAATCCGGGTTCTGTTTGATTCCCAAAACCACGTTGCGTAGTTTCCACTTGTCCAAGCCAGTGGTGTTATCCAGGGTGTGTACCCCGGTGGTGGTGCGGGTGAACTTTCCCTGTTCCCCCGTCTCAGGGTGGGGTAGCACGTACTTTCCCCATTGGGTAGTGGGAGTGTACTCACGGCGTTCACCTGGCAGCGGATACTTG